GAAAAGAAGTGGTCTAAAAAATATAAAGATAGTATTGACTGTAACAACCCAAAAGGTTTTTCACAAAAGGCACATTGCCAAGGTAAAAAGAAAAAAGAAGAAACAGTTTTAGAAAAGTGGTTTGATGAGGCAGAAAAAAGAGTGCCTAGAAAATATAAAAGTCAAGACCCTAAACAACATTCAGATTTATATACAGATGAAGACCCTAAAGATACAATTACAGGTTTAGGTTTTGTAGACGCTAAAAAAGCAAGACAAAGTATCAGCAAAATAAAAGGGTCAGGTAGAACTCATGCACATAAAATGCAAGCCGCTATGGCAATGCACCAAAGAGCAAGAGTGGCAGCCGATAGGGCAAAAAACCCAGAGAGTAAAAAGAACTTGCACGCCGCTGAAAAGGTGTACAAGGCGTTTATAGAAAAGATGAAAAAGATTACTAAGGAGAGACAAAAAAATGATAGATAAAATTAAATCTTGGATTGAATGTTTACTAGTAAAACTAGGTCTAAAAGAACAAAAAATCGAAAGAAAAAAGAAAATTAGAAGAAAGAAATCTACTAAATAGTACTAGTAAACAAGGATTAACAATGAAGAAATTTTTATATATTTCTTTGTTATTATGTTTAGTTATGATACCACTAAGTGGTTTTGCAGATGACACAAATACACAGACAAATACTTCCGGTAGTAATACTAATATAACCGGTGGTTACACAACAACGAATAACAATACTTATTCGGGTTCAGCAGCTGGTCAATCTACAAGTACAACTACAAACACTACAACTAATACTACAACAAATCAGGCAAGTGATACAAGAGTATCTGCTATGGCGTCAGCGCCAAGTATGTCTGCTTACTCACAAGATTTATGTTTAGTAGGTATCTCAGGTGGTGTTTCAACTATCGGGTTATCGGTTTCTGGCGGCTCATATATGATTGATGAGAACTGTGAGCGTATTAAACTTTCTAAAACACTTTCAGATTTAGGCATGAAGGTGGCAGCTGTATCAATCCTATGTCAAGATGAAAGAGTGTTTTTTGCAATGGAACAATCAGGCACACCATGTCCGTTTGAAGGCAAAATAGGTAAGGCAGCTTCAGACCAATGGAAAAAATATGACAAGTTAAGACCTGATTATGATATGTATACAGAAAGACTTTGGACTATTGAACAACAAAAGAAAGAAGCAAAAAAGAAACAAGAATTAGCAGAATGGAAAGAAAAACTTGAAGTTAAAAAAGAAGTAGAAGGTGATACTTCTGAAACAGACGCTCTTGCAGAAGAAATAAAGAAATTGCAAAAGACTATTGCTGAAGATAAAAAAAAAGTAACGAACAAGTAATTGGTCCTGTTAAGATTATAGGTTTTATATTATTCGTATTTTTCTTAATATAGAATTATGAAAAGATTATATCTAATATTTTTAATACCATCATTGTCTGTAGCAGACCCTACAACTACAGGTAATTTAATTCCACAACAATTCTTTAATAATAATCAACAACACAATGAGTGGACTTGTACCGACCCTACACACAATCACGGCAATAATATAGGTGCTATGGTAAATGGTGACCATCTAATGCACCCTGGCGTATCACTTGCAAATGATGTTAATATGACAGAGGCACAAATTCAAAACGGTTGGTCATCAACACTAGGTGCAGATATATGGCATTGGAATACTTCAACATCTACTACAACAATGACACAAACAATTACTGATAGTGCTGGTAATGTTACAACACAAACTAGAGATGTAGTTTTAGGTTCATGTGGTAGAATAAACTGTGGTGGTTATAACACATATACTGATACTCATGTACAAGGTGCTAACACAGCAACAGACTTTCAAATTGCAGTTAGATTTGACTTTGCAGAATCAACAAATAGAACTAGTCATTGGGCAGTAGATATAAAAAACCCAACACTTAATCTTACATATGAACAAAACCCTACACCTCAGATTTCACAAGAGACACTTACACAATTAGAAAATGTTGATACTCAAATTGAAGACGCTATTGAAATGTTAGAAAATGAAGAAATAGGTGGCACAACATTTACTGAAATGATAGAGGATATTGTTGTTGATAGTGGATTAGATATGACACTTACAATGGGGTTTGTAGAACCTGAGATGAATTTAGAAGAACAGTTTTATTTTGATGAAACTGTAGAAGTAGATACTTTAGAACAAACAATAGATGATGAGATGGCAGGTGTAATAGTATTAGAGGCACCTGTAGAAATGGATGAACCAACTGTGGATATGCCAGTCATGGTAGATATGGATATGCCAATGCCTGAACCTACATTCACAGAAATGGCAGTAGAGGCATTTGAAGATATGACTACAGCGTTTAGTGATATGTTCGATATGGAAATGCCAGAAGATTTATCAACAGAAGCTGCAACAGAATTAATGGACGCTATGGTAGAGATGGATATGCCAGAAGCACCATTAGAAGAACCAACCAATGTAGAAACTCTAGAAGAAGCTCCGGTTGAAACTGTCGCAATGGCAGAACCGGAACCTGAAATGGAAACTCCACAGGCGATGGAAGAGGAGGTGGTCCAGTCAGAAGAACCTGTCGCAATGGGTGAAAATGATAATATGACATCTTCAGAACCTACAATGGAAGAAAATCAATCAACAGAGGAGGTGCAATCATCAGAAAACGAAACTGTAACAACAGAAACAACAACAGAAACACCACAGGAGGAAAACACTAGTGCTACATCTCAAACAGAAACAGATACTCAGTCTGAAGAAGTTAGTCAAGAGGGAGATACCAGTCAAGAATCAGAAACAGTATCTAACGAATCTTCAATGGATGAAAATACGCCATCAGAAAATACACCGACACAGGAGGGCGGTCAAGAAAGTATCACAACTGAGGCAGACACCGAAGTTTCAACATCTACAACAAATGTAAGAGTAGATAACATAGGAGAAAAAGTAGCAAAGATAATTGCAAAAGTAAATCAAAATTTAAAAAGAGTAAGTGATAGGGTTAGGGCAGTACAATTAATTACACTCAAAGGTATTCAAACAGATGGTCCTAATTTAAATAATTACGCTAGTAAATCGTTCTACAAAGATTTGAATCTGAACGGTGTTCCTAACCCAGACTTCTTTCAAAACATAAATATAATTGAACAGCAACAAATATATGCAGACGCCAAACTAGCGTATCGAGATAATGACCCAATTGCTGTAAAACAGTCTATGTTAATAGATATAAATAATAAAAAGAACAAACTCTATAGAGAGTTACGAGATTTAAAGAGGTAATATATGTTTAAAGATATAGACATAAAATGGGTAGGTGCCGCCTTAGGATTAGTCCTTACGATAGGTGGTGGCTTTACATGGTTTGGTGTAACAAATAATAAACTAGATTCATTGTCAAATGTAAAATCTACTGTAACAGAAAATAGTAAAAAAACTGAAATCAATGCGAAAGAAATTGAACTATTAAAATTACAGATAAGAGAGATACAATTAAAATCAGGTAACCCACTTTCAAACTAAAATGGCAAAAGATACTATACAAAGTCTTGCCGTAGAAGTAGAGGGTATTAAGAAAGATATTGAAAATGCAAATATCATTCATTCAAGACTTGATACGGCAATTGACAAACTAACAGATGTATCAACATCTATAAAGCAGATGTTAGCTGTTCACGAACAAAAATTATCACAATCAGAAAAAACCGAAGAAATCTTATTTGAAAAAGTGAGAGAGCGAGGTGAAGAATTAGATATTGTATATAGAGATTTACAAAGAGATATCGCACAGGTAGAAAAAAGATTATTACTTGAAATCAAATCATTGAAATCAAGTTTAGATACAAGAGTTTCACTTCTAGAAAAATGGCGATGGTTAATAATAGGTGGTGCTCTTGCTATAGGATTTATACTGGCAAAAAACATGCCTAAAATTATCAATTCAGCAGGATTCTTATAATTTAAAACTCAACCAGACTTGACATTTCACAAGTATTCCTATATACTAACACAAGTGTTATGTCAAATTATGTCGATTTAAAATATATCAATATCCTATCTACTAGGCTTGAACAGTTTAAACAGAAAAGTAAAAATCTGTTTAACTTCAGGTGCCCATATTGTGGTGATTCTCAGAAAGATAAAACTAAAGCAAGAGGGTATTTTTATGCAGTAAAAAATGACATGTTTTATAAATGTCATAACTGTGGTCACGGCACAAACATGCCTAATTTTATCAAAGATAGAGACCAGAAACTATACTCTGAATATTGTTTAGAGAAGTTTAAAAAGAAACCTAAAAAAGAAGAAGTAGATTTTAAACCTAATTTTGATAAAGTAACAACAGAAGTAAATATAGGTGTAAGAATTTCTGAGTTAGATGATAATCATCCTGCTAGAAAATTTGTATTAGATAGAAAGATACCTGAAGACAAATTAGACTTGTTATATTTTTGTGATAAGTTTATGACACTAGTAAATAAAGTTAAACCAGGTACATTTAAAAACACTAATAAAGATTATCCTAGATTGATTATACCTTTTTATGATGAATCTGGTAAGTTATTTGCATTTCAAGGTCGTGCCTTTGGCAAAGAACAACCGAAATATCTAACAATTAAGTTAGATGAGAGTAAGTCTAAAGTCTATGGATTAGAAAGAGTAAACTTTTTACAACCAATAAAGATAGTAGAAGGTCCTCTAGACAGTCTGTTTTTAGACAACTGTTTAGCCGCCGCTGGTGCAGATTTAAAAAATGTAAAAAAATCTATACCTAAAGAGCAAATAACTTATATATATGATAACGAACCTAGGAATCGTGAAATCATCAAACATATGTATAATGTAATTAATAGTGGTTACAACATTGTCATATGGCCAGATGATTTAAAACATAAGGATATCAACGATATGATTTTGTCAGATTTAACATCTGAACAAATATCTGATATCATTCATAATAATAAATTTAACGGTTTAGCTGCAACGGCTAAACTTGATTTTTGGAAGAGAGTGCAAATATGAACGAACAACAAATTTATGTTGTCAAGAGAAATGGTCGTGGCAAAGTTCCTCTTGACATTGAAAAAATACATGAAATGGTAGAACATGCTTGTGAAGATATCACAGGAGTGTCGGCATCCGAAGTAGAGATGAATAGTGGTTTACAATTTCATGATGGAATATCAACAGAAGAAATACAACAAATATTAATTAAGTCAGCAGCCGATTTAATCTCATTAGAAAAACCTAACTATCAATATGTAGCAGCTCGACTGTTACTATTCAGTTTAAGAAAACAATTAAATAGAAAACTATGGGACCATCCACACATACATGAACAAGTACAAAATGGTGTTAAGTTAGGTGTTTACGATAAAGATTTATTAAAGTGGTATGATAAAAGAGATTGGGATAGAATGGAACAATGGATTGTTCACGAAAGAGATTATGATTTTACATATGCAGGTCTAAGACAAGTCATTGACAAATATTTAGTGCAAGATAGAAGTACGGGAAAAGTTTTTGAAACGCCACAATACATGTACATGCTAATCGCCGCCACAACATTTCATAACTATCCAAAAGAAACAAGACTAACTTACATTAAAAAATATTATCGTGCTATCAGTAAACATTTAATAAACATTCCTACGCCAGTTATGGCAGGTGTTAGAACACCACTTAAACAATATGCTTCGTGTGTATTAGTAGATAGTGATGATACATTGCCATCTATTTTTTCTTCAGACATGGCGATAGGCAGATATGTGGCACAAAGAGCAGGTATCGGTATTAATGCAGGTCGTATTAGAGGTATCAATTCTAGAATTAGAGGTGGCGAAGTACAACATACAGGCATTATTCCTTTCTTGAAAAAGTTTGAGGCGACTGTAAAATGTTGTACACAAAATGGCGTAAGAGGTGGTAGTGCAACTGTACACTTCCCAATATGGCACCAAGAAATAGAAGATATATTAGTTTTAAAAAACAACAAAGGTAGTGATGATAATAGAGTTAGAAAACTAGATTACTCAATACAACTATCTAAATTATTTTATGAAAGATTTATTAAGAATGAAGATATAACTTTATTCTCACCTCATGAAGTGCCAGAGTTATATGAGACTTGGGGCACAGATAAATTTGATGAGGTATATGAAGCCGCAGAAAGAAAAACATCTGTATATAAGAAGAAAATAAATGCACAAATTTTGTTCATGAACATGTTAAAAGAACGAGCAGAAACAGGTCGTATATACATCATGAATATTGACCATTGCAATACTCATTCATCATTTAAAGACATTATCAGAATGTCTAATTTATGTCAAGAAATCACATTACCTACTGAACCACTACAGCACATTGATGGCGAGGGGGAAATTGCTCTTTGCATACTAAGTGCTATCAATGTAGGAAAACTAGTCTATTTTGATGATTTAGAGACGCTGTGCGACTTGTCTGTGCGAGCTTTAGATGAGATAATTGAACATCAAGGATATCCTGTAAAAGCGGCTGAAATATCTACAAAATCTAGAAGAAGTCTAGGCATAGGGTATATAGGACTAGCACACTATCTAGCAAAAACAGGATACAATTATAATGAAAAAGGTGCTTGGGAAGCAGTAGATGAATTAACAGAGTACTTTCAATATTATCTATTGAAATCAAGTAATAATTTAGCAAAAGAAAAAGGCAAATGTGAATACTTTGACAGAACAAAATATTCTGATGGCGTCTTACCTATTGATACTTACAAAAAAGAGGTTGATGAGATTGTAAATCGCAAACTATCTCTTGATTGGGAATCACTTAGAAAAGATATAATTGAGCATGGTCTCCGACATAGCACTCTATCAGCTCAAATGCCATCAGAATCCTCTAGTGTGGTTTCTAATGCTACAAACGGCATAGAACCACCTAGAGACTTTCTTTCAATTAAGAAATCAAAACAAGGTCCTCTTAAACAAGTAGTGCCACAATATTTTTCTTTAAAAAGTAAGTACACTTTACTGTGGGGGATGGGTGGAAACACCGGATATATAAATATCGTAGCAGTTATGCAGAAGTATTTTGACCAGGCGATATCAGGCAACTGGTCATACAATCCAGAAGACTATGAAGAAAATCAAGTACCATTATCTGTAATGGCACAAGACCTTCTTATGACTTACAAACTTGGGTGGAAAACTTCTTACTATCAAAAC